TATTACAGGAGACGCTACTACAAATAAACTAAGTACAGACCTTAGAGCTAGTATGGCAGCTAACTTAAACTCCCAGATACAGAATGATAACTTAAATGCTAAAGCACTTATTACTAATTCCTTATCTACGGTAGGTACTAATCTTATGAGCGGTGCAATAAATAGTTTTTTTGGGTTCGCTAATGGTGGTGTAGCTAAGGGGGGTTTCAGAGCATTTGCAAACGGCGGTACAGTTAAACAACCTACGCTAGGACTAGTTGGCGAAGGTAAGTACAACGAAGCGGTAGTTCCACTACCTGATGGCAAGTCTATTCCAGTAATTGGGGCAGGCGGAAATAGTGGAGACAACAACGTTACTGTTAATGTTACAGTAGATAGCAATGGAAACGCTAAGTCCGATACTCAAAGTGGTATGGACGGAGATCAAGCTAAGCAATTAGGATACATGGTATCTCAAGCAGTACAGCAAGAGTTAATGCAACAACAACGACCTGGAGGACTACTTAGTAGTTACTAATAATGGAAAATTTTAACTTAGACGTAAATGTAAGCCCAGACAGAGGACTAAAAACCTCTAGTAAACCCAGAGTTCTTACAGCTACTTACGGAGATGGATATGAGCAGCGAGTAGCTGCAGGTATTAATAATGTTCCCGAAGTATGGGAACTAACGTGGAAGAACAGAACTTCGGCAGAGTCTAACAAGATAATCAAATTCTTAGAGGAACACGGAGGAGTAACTCCTTTTGATTGGTACCCTACGGGGTATGACATATCTAGCACGGCTACCAGCGCTGACACTAAAAAGTTGATAGATACTAGTCAGTATTTTACTGCTAGATACTTAAATACTACAGTTACAGACTCACTAGGAAATACGGCGATAGTAACTGCAGTAGATAGTGCCACAAAATTGTCTCTATCTATAGACATTATGTTAGAAGCAGAAACGTATACAATATACCCGTACAAGAAGTACAAATGTGATAAATGGAGTTCCCAGGAAGTTCTCAGCGGTATTAGAACTGTTTCAGCAACCTTTACTAAAGTATTTGAGCCTTAATTATGAGTGATAAAATTACCCAAGATATACACGGATTTGAACCTGGAGCAGTTATTGAGCTATTTGAGCTTGATCTGTCTACAGGTTCAGCCTCCTCCACAGAACCTGTCTTTAGATGGCACTCTGGTATAAATGAAAATATGCAAGAAATTGTGTGGCAGGGTAACAGGTATGCCGCCTTTCCTATTGAAGCAGACGGTTTTGAGTTTTCTGGAAAGGGAGCAATTCCTAGACCTACTTTAACTGTTGCTAACATTACATCTATGCTCACGCAAGTTATTAATAGCTATGACGACTTAGTAGGATCAAAAGTAACTAGGAAGAAAACTTTTGCTAAGTACTTAGATTCATACTGCTACACAGATGGGTACCCTGTCGCAGGAGTATGTACTTTAGAAAGCGGTGGAGACCCTAGCCTTAGTAAGTCTGATTGCTTAGATCCAACTAAAAATGGGGGTGCTGTAGTTCCGGGAGTTACTACAGGTGTTGCTACTAATAAATTGATAGATAGCTCACAGAGCTTCACTACAGGGTATATAGGTGGGACTGTAACGGATTCAACTTCTAATACAGCTCTAGTATTAGGAGTTGTTAGCCCTACTGAATTAACATTAGATACTGATATACTAGTTAGTGGGGAGTCTTACACTATTACAGGCAACATACCGGGTACTTGGACAGTATATAACCCAGCTACTTGTGAAGCTGCAACGGGGCCAGGCATATGGTATGCATCAGCCTCGGCCGATGATACTGCACACTTCTCTGATGAGATCTGGTACATAGATAGGAAGGCCGTTGAGACTCGTACTCATATTCAGTTTGAGCTAACTGCGGCACATGACATTCAGGGAGTGAAACTTCCGGCACGTACTGTAACCGCTAACTCTTGTGCATGGAGATATAAGGGTGTAGAGTGTGGATACTCTGGAGATATTATTTTAAAAGCAGGCAATTTCGAAGGGACCACCACTGTAGTAGCGGGAGTACTAACCTCTGTAAGTATAGACAGCGCCGGCACAAACTATACAGTAGCTCCTACTGTAAACATTCTTACAGACTCGGATGCTGTAGGTTCTGGAGCTACTGCTACAGCTACAATAGCTAGCGGATCCGTCAGCACTATAACGATTACTTCTGGAGGTTCTGGGTACGGTAAATGCTCGGACACTTCTTACACAACATCGGCGACTTGTGTGTCAGCAGGCGGAACTTGGGATGATACTCACCCTCCTCAGATTTTTATGGTAGGAGGGGGAGTTACTACGATACCTGACCAATTCTGGGATATAAATAATAACACTGTAGGCTCTTCTTCTGCTGATGTATGCTCGAAGACTTTTAACTCTTGCGAGTTGAGGTTCCCTGAATCGGTAGAAAGCCCTTTCGGAGGATTCCCAGGAGCGGGAATTAACATGGGATGATTGAAAGAACCTTAGAAGATTTTAGAAAACATACTGAAGCTGAGTACCCTAAAGAGGCTTGTGGCTTCATCGTTGGGGTGGGTAAAAAAGAGAGGTACTTCCCTGCTAATAATATAGCCGAATTAGCCGACAAGTACTTTATTATTGACCCCGTTAGTTATGCAGAAGCAGAAGACATGGGTACCATACTAGGTATCTGCCACTCTCACCCTAACGAGGGATGCAACCCCTCTGAGGCGGATAGAGTAACCTGTGAAACTACTAATAAACCTTGGCACATTTTAAGTTGGCCAGGTAACATGTTATACAGCTGGGAGCCCGAAGGGTATGAAGCCCCTTTAGTAGGTAGAACGTTCAGTTATGGTACCTTAGATTGTTGTACCTTAATGAGAGATTATTTCAAAAAAGAATTAAATATCGAATTCGATTGTGACAGTGGTCAAGATGGCTGGTGGGATAAAGGAGAGAATAGATACTTAGAGAACTACGAGAATCAGGGTTTTGTACGTATACTTGATGAAACTGATGTAAGAAAATATGATGTATTTTTAATAAAATTAGTTTCACCTGTGCCAAACCATGCCGCAGTTTTCATCGGAGACGATAAAATACTACATCACGTATACGGTAGACTATCCAATAGGGAACTTTACGGAGGGTATTGGAGAAAGCATACCACGCATCATTTAAGGCACGAATTATTATGTTAAAATCAGTTAAATTATATGGGGAGTTAGCAGAAAAGTATGGCAAAGACTGGTCTCTAGACGTAGAGTCCCCTCGGGAGGCTTTCCAAGCCTTAGCTGTTAATAACCCAGGGTTCCTACAATTTATCAGTACTTCGGAACAGAGAGGGGTGGGGTACACTGTAAAGGTAGGTAAATCTTACTTACAAGGGAGAGGGGAAGAACTAGCCAACCCTGTAGGTAGACAGGAGATTAAGATAATACCTATAATACTTGGAGCTAAGAATCAAGGGTTAATGATGGTGTTGGTAGGCGCCGCTATTATATTTGCCCCCTATCTTATAACGTCTATGCAGTATGGCACAGCTTTAATGGGGGAGCAAACAGCTATGTTAGTAGCCCAAGGAGGGTCAGGAGGCGCTTTAATGGGAGGGCTAACTAGTGGTATAGCATCTAAGTTTGGTGGTGCACTAGTATTGGGAGGCATTGCCTCTATGATGGCACCTACCCCTTCCCCTCTTGCGGGAGAGAAAGCACAGAATTACGCATTTAATGGTGCGGCAAATACTACCCGTCAGGGGGTTGCTATACCTGTATGCTATGGACAATTAATGGTAGGCGGGGCAGTTATTAGCTCTGGAATCTCACCAGAAGACTACGTACCGGAACCGGAGAGCGATGATGAATGAGAAAGATTGGATAAGAGGCGCTGGAGGCGGCGGTAAAGGCGGAGGAGGCTCCCCTGTTGAGGACGATGATTCCCTATTCTCCGCGTCTAAAGCACGTGTAGTGGACCTAGTGTCCGAAGGTGAGATAGTAGGACTACTGTCCGCAGAATACGACCCAAGCACTTCCACCTGGATTAATGGGGAGAAGTCTATATACCTAAATGAAACACCTGTAAAGGACTCCTTAGGTAACTATAATTTTGAGGACGTATCTTACGCTATAAGAGAGGGTACGAACGCCCAGACCCTCATACCAGGGTTCGCAGGCTCGGAGCAGGTAGAGTCCGTTAATATTTTAGTAAAGAACGGTACCCCTGGCCCTATCATCAAATCTTTTAGCAGTAGTACTGTGGATGCAGTAAGGGTGCTTTTGTACACCCCTTCACTACTCGATGGGGATAACGATAACGGAGACCTACACGGCTCCAGTGTTTCTTTTAAGATATACATAGAAAAGGATAATGACGGGTCCTGGGATCTGATGAAGACATCTTCTTTCGAGGGAAAAACCTCTGGAAAGTATGAAAGAAGCTACAGACTAGATATTCCTAGCGCGTGGAAGGATTCAGGTTTTACTCAAGTTGCTATTAAAGTAGAGAGAACTACTGCAGATTCCACTTCTACGAAAGTATCTAACGAACTATGGTTTGGGGCGTACACAAAAGTAATAGACAATAAATTAAGATATCCTAATAGTGCTTTAATAGCAATGCAAGTAGATGCAAGGCAGTTTACTAGTATCCCTAAACGTGGGTATGAGATAAAGGGCGTCAAGATAAAGGTACCTAGTAACTATACTCCGTATGACCAAGGGCATTGCTCTTTGTCAGGGTACAGACGCAAGGACAGATGTACTCAAGCGGGGGGAACCTGGTCAGGTACTTCTGAAGGAGATAATCTGTACAACGGAGCCTGGGACGGCACTTTTGATATAGCGTGGACATGTAACCCTGCTTGGATTCTATATGATTTATGTACAGATGAAAGGTACGGCTTAGGTAAGTGGCTGTCTGCTAATCAGTTAGACAAATGGTCCTTATACGAGATTGGTAAATATTGTGACGGAGTAGACAATAGTGGAAACTTTGAAGGTGTAGACGATGGCTGGGGCAACAAAGAAGCGCGTTTTGCTGCTAATTTGTACTTACAAGCTAGAGAAGAGGCGTACAAAGTAATTAATGATATCTCCTCTATCTTTAGAGGAATGGTATACTGGCAACAGGGGCAAATCTCTGCTGTGCAGGACGCGCCTAAAGACCCTGTAATGAACTTTTCAGATGCCAATGTTATAGATGGGGCCTTCACATATGAGGGTTCTTCTAGAAAACAGAGGCACAACGTAGCTCACGTAACGTGGAATAACCCAGAAGACTTTTATAGACAGAACGTAGAGTATGTAGAAGATGCACAGGGTATTACTAACGCTAATAACCAAATATTTTCTACAGATGTAATAGCGGTAGGCTGTACTTCACAAGGGCAGGCTAGAAGAGTAGGTAACTGGATTCTGTATACTGAAAGGTACGAAACTGAAGCTGTTTCTTTTTCCACGGGAATGGAAGGAGCTGCAATTAGACCAGGGGACATCATCAAGATAGCAGACTCTAGTAGATCAGGTGTTAGGTACGGTGGAAGAATTGCCTCAGGTAGTACAACTACTACTATTAAGCTAGACGCTCCTACTCCGGTAACTGCTGGTAAGACTTATACCATATCCTTAATTAATACTGAAGAAGCGTGTGTAAGAGCAGGAGTAAAACAATCTGAGAGTACACAGGAGACCTGTATCAATGCACACGTAGACAACGAGTGGAAACCTTATGTGTGGGTAGAGACAAAGACTGCGGCTACTATAGGGAATACAGAAAATGTGTCTGAATTACTGGTTACTTCTGCTTTTGAAAATACGCCTACAGCCTCCTATATGTGGATACTAGAAGAAGTAGGAGCTGTAGAGGCGCAGGATTTCAGAGTTTTAATGACCAGGGAGGCTGGCCCCAACATTGTGGAAGTTTCTGCACTGGCGTACCACGGAGCTAAGTATGGGTACATTGAGGATAGCACCGACTTCTCACAAAAGTCTACTAGTAACATGCCTAAACCTAGTGACCCGGTACCTAGTCCATCTAATTTGACAATTAATGAGGAACTATACGTAGACTCTATGGGTAATGTTAAGAACAGAGCTACCTGTAACTGGGATGCTCCTAAAACTGCAGGTACTGCATCTAATTACCCATATGTAGCCTCTTACTACGTAGAATGGAGAAGAAAAGCTCCTACCCTTACAAACTGGACTTCAGCAGGAGAGACCTCTGCACAAAGCATTACTATTGATGACGCTCCAGCAGGTAGGCTAGAGTTTCGAGTTAAAACAAGGAGAATTTTCTAATGCTGTACTCACCTTTCGCCACCGCAGAGCAGGAGATATTTGGTAAGTTAGCTCCTCCTACGGACGTTAGTGGCTTTACAATGGTAGCACGTATCGACCTTGCTAATCTTAAGTGGGATAAGGTACTAGACTTAGATGTAGTTAATGGCGGAACCTACTGGATCAGGCATACTAGTAATACCTCGGGGGCGTCTTGGGCAAGCTCCTCTGATATAACCAAAAATGTGCCAGGAACTTTAGATACCTACTCAGTACCCTTGCTAGCTGGGTCCTATTTAATAAAAGCTTTAGACTCCTCGGGGAATGAGTCTAGTACTGCCGCGGTGGTCTCCTCCAACGTTGCGGACATATTAGATCTGAACGTAGTGTTCTCCAGTACACAACACCCTAGTTTCGGTAATGGTACTTCTACTGGAGTGGGGGACCCCCTTAATGATAATATATCTTTCAACTCTGGTAACAATAGTATTAAGTTGACAGACCATACTCTAGGAGTGGGCTATTATTATTTTACGGATCAGTCCATAGACTTAGGAGTAGAATACACTAGCAGGATAACTTCCTCATATACAAGCACAGGATTCTCTACGACTGAGCTGTTCGACTCAGACACGGCCTTATTTGACTCTGCCACCGGGTTGTTCGATGGTACGGATATTTCTGGAACTAATGCTGCGTTACAAGTTAGAACTACCCCCGACGACCCTGCGGGATCCCCCGTATGGTCTCCGTGGGGCTCCTTCTTTGTAGGGGATTATAAAGCTCGAGGTCTGCAATTTAGAATGAAACTTACGAGCACAAATCCCCTGTATAATGTACAAGTAGAGGGGTTAGGTGTGACGGTTGATATGCCGGATACCTTAAAGAGGGCCACTAATGTACAGACTAGTTCTGGTACCAATAACGGTACTGAAGTGGTAACTTACGCGGTTCCTTTCAATACAGTACCTTCCGTAGGTATAACAACAATCGATGCTAACGACAAGATATTCTATGTTATTAGCAGCAGTACAGCAACAGGCTTTACTATCACTTTTTACGACAACAACACTAGCTCAGCAACGCAAAAAACGTTCAACTGGCTAAGCTCAGGATATTAGGAACACTTATGGCAATACATGACTATAGCATAGCAAATCAATCACACGCGGCATTTCGGTCGGACTTAAATAACGTACTTTCCGCTATTAAGAGCAGTAACAGTGACTCCACGGAGCCCACTTTAAGCCTACTTGTAGGGCAACTCTACTATGACACTAGCAATAATAAGCTACAGGTGTATAATGGGACCTCCTTCAATGATGTAGCTCTCGACTCCGGGGGCAACCTCACAGTAACAGGTAGCTTGGCAGTCCACGGCACCTTAATCGAAAGCTCTTCGAGAAAATACAAGACCGCGATAACATCTTTACCGAACCAGCTAGAAACCGTATTAAAACTCAATCCGGTTTCTTACGTTAAGAAGTCTACTGGGGTGACTGAAATGGGATTTATTGCGGAAGAGGTGCAGGAATTATTACCTACTGCAGTAGCGAAAGATGCGGAAGGGGTCCACTACAGCAGACTTACTGCGGTATTAGTCTCTGCGGTACAAGAACTTAAACAGCAGTTAGATGACCAAGCGCTGGAGATTAAGGAATTGAAGAAGGGCTAGAAAATTTATGTCTTGACTTTTTTGATGGAATTTGATATAATAACAGTATAAGAAAAGGTCATTAAAATAATTTGGTGGGCACCTTTTAACAAGTATAAATCCCTTTATGGTAAATAGCCAAAAGGGGTGAGATTTTATTAAGGATTTTAATTATGGCAGCAGGTACATACAATTTAAGTATTGAACAGGGGTCCTCTTGGCAACTGCGTCTAGAAGTGGATGCCACTGCGGGAGATGACTTAAATATTACAGGGTACACCTTTGCCTCGAAATTAGCAAAGTCTCATTACGATGAGAACCCTGTTTCTATGGATATTACAATTGTTAATGCTACTGCAGGGGTTTTTAAATTAGAACTAAGCCCTACACAAACCGCCACACTAGATGCAGCTATTGAATACATTTATGACGTAGAAATGACCTCTGCAGCAGGAGTAGTAACTCGCCTTATCCAAGGCAGGGCTACTATTAGTGCAGGGGTAACTTCGTGAGCAATGTAGTAGTATCTATAACAGAGACAACAGGTAATACAGTAACGGTAACTTCAGATGAAGTAATCCTTACAACTAATTCTGTAGCAGTAGGGGTTGCGGGAGATATTTCTTTTTCCCCTGTAGGCTCTATTACTGCTACGAATATTCAAGATGCTCTGCATCAAATCGCGGACCAAAAGTTCGTACAAGCTGCGGCACCTGCTGGAGATAATAATCTCGAAGAAGGCGACTTGTGGTACAACACAACTGATAATGTGCTAATGGTATATCGAAACACTACGTGGGAAGAGATAACAATAGCAGCTCAACTATCAGAAAGCTCAGGTGCTGCAGAGTATACTGATGTAACTTTAAATGGAGGTTACTTTTAAATGGCTAATACAATTAAGATAAAAAGAAGTACAACAACCGCCACTCCTACCAGTCTATCTGAAGGAGAATTGGCATATTCGGAAAATTCAAATAATTTATTTATTGGAACAAGTGGAAGCAATATAACTGTTATTGGAGGTACTGAAGGTATCTCTGATACAGTTGGCAGTATGTTTGCAGCAGGAACGCAAAGTGGCGTAACAGTAACTTACGACGATGCAGATAATAGTCTAGACGTCAATGTTAACGACCCTACTGTAACCGTAACTGGTGGAATGACAGGTAGCTTTACCCTCACTGACTTAGGTAATGCGGCTATGACGCTGTCCCCTAATATCAGCCCTGCTTTAACTTTGAACGGAGATATCTCAGGAACCGCGACATTTACTAATTTAGGAAATGCTACCCTTACTACAACTATCGGTAACTCTGCAGTTCAGAAAAGTATGCTACATACAGATGTTATCACAGGACAAACCGCTTTAGCGGCTAACCCCGATGGGGACAATGATTATGTACTAATTTATGACGCCTCCGCTGCTTCTTATAAGAAAATCGCAGCTAAGTACTTAGGTGCTAATAGTCTTGCGGAAATGGATAATGTTGGGTCGGATACCACAACGTCAGCTAACTTCTTAGTAGCAGACGGGTCGGACTGGCAGTCAGTAGCAATGTCGGGGGACGTATTAATTAATTCCTCTGGTGTAGCAACTATCCAAGCGGATTCAGTATCTTTAGGTACAGATACTACAGGTACTTTTGTAGGTGCGGGTGCAGTAGCTGGAACGGGTTTATCCGGGTCATTAAGTGCTGAAGGTGGTACATTTACTGTAACATCTAATGCTACAGACGCTAATACTGCTTCTACTATTGTAGCTAGAGACGTTAATGGCGACTTTACTGCAGGTACAGTAACTAGTGACCTTACAGGTAATGTAACTGGTAATGTAGCTGGTAATGTAACTGGTAATGTAACTGGTAATGTAACTGGTAATGTAACTGGCGATATAACGGGTTCTGTTTTAACTGCAGCTCAGACATCTATCACTTCTGTGGGTACTCTAAGTTCTTTAAGTGTTGCTGGAGCTTCTTCGGTAGGGGGCGATCTTAGCGTAACTGGAAACCTAACGGTAGACGGCACTATGACAGCTATTAACTCTACTACTATGACAGTAGATGATAAGAACTTAGAACTAGGTTCTACAGCTACCCCTACAGATACTACTGCAAATGGTGGTGGTATTACATTGAAAGGTGCTACAGATAAAACAATTATCTGGGACAGTGCAAATGACAACTGGACAGTTAGCCAAGACGTTAACGTTCCTACAGGTAAAGTATTCAGAGTTAATAACGCATCCGTGTTATCCTCTACAGCTCTAGGGTCCTCAGTAGTAACTTCTAGTCTTACTTCAGTAGGTACTTTAGGTACCGGTGTTTGGCAAGGTTCTACAGTAGGTGTAGGCTATGGTGGTACTGGTATTGCTAGTTTCACTGCTGGTGATATGATGTACGCATCCGGTTCTACTGCTGTTTCCAAACTTGGGAAAGGTAGTGCAGGTCAAATGTTACAGATGAACGCCGGAGCAACTGCTCCAGAATGGACCAACTCCTTAGATGGTGGTACATTCTAACTAAGTAACAACAAATAAGGCCGTATATACGGCCTTTACTTCTCCCGCTAAATAGCAATGAAAAATATAGGAGAGCCTAATGGCAGTACAAATTAAACCAAAGCGTACCACCATTAGTGGCAACGTTCCAGACACTACAAATCTAGTTCCTGGAGAAATGGCTGTCAACCTGACAGACAAAAAACTATACATACGCGACACATCTAACAACGTTTTAGAGCTAACCACCCGGACTCTTAGCGCGTTAGACAACGTTTCCTTTAGCGGGTTATCAAACGACCAAGTTTTGCAATACGACAGCGCCACGAATTCGTGGAAAAATGCTACACTTGTATCTGCTTGGAACAATGGATCTGGATTTATTTATAATACTAGTACGGTAGGTATTGGAACTTCGACTCCTAATACCTCGTATAAACTAGACGTGAACGGCACTGTGAATTGCTCGTCTCTATTCGTG